TTCACATTAGGTGGGAGTGTATTCTTACCAATACCACTGTTGGGTTTCACATTGACATTCTTCTTCTTACCACCCTTGAAATAATTGAAAAAGCTCTTACCACTCTTTTTAGCGGGGACCGTGGCAGCAGCATTCTTCTTCTTACCACCCTTGAAATAATTGAAAAAGCCCTTACCCTTCTTAGCGGGGGCAGTGGTAGTGGCATTCTTCTTCTTACCACCCCTGAAATAATTGAAAAAGCTCTTACCACTCTTTTTAGGAGGGGGCGCATTTGGCCTCACATTATTGTTACCAGTTCCAGTGTTTGTAGTACTGGGCTTCACATTGTTGTTTGGTTTCCCGTTGTTTGGCTTCACGTTGTTGTTACCAGTTCCAGTGTTTGTAGTACTGGGCTTCGCATTGTTTGGCTTCACGTTGTTGTTACCAGTTCCAGTGTTGGTGGTACTGGGCTTCACGTTGTTTGGCTTCGCATTGGGCTTCACATTGTTGGGCTTCACATTAGAGGGTCTAGGAGGAATGGGGGCAGGACCTGGTACTACCGTGCGTCCTTTTAAGAAATTTGGTGTTCCACTCGGTGGTCCCCCGACCGGTGGGCCACCAGCCCCGGGACCCGATTTTTGTTGTAAAAATGCAGGGGTTGTTATAGGTGGGGGTCGATTGGGAGGTTTGGGGAAAAATGGTACCTTCGCGCCACTTTTTATATTTTTGGGAGTTAAGCCCCTATTACTCATAAATCTCACGCGCTTTGTGGTCGCTTCGATTAACTCCTTTTTTGTCATGTTTTCTGCATTTTCGACACCAACCTTATTGGCTATCCTGAGAAGATCTTCTCTCTTAGTCTTGGGATCAAATAATAGGTCATAATTCCTGTTACCTAATACAACCTTAGCCTGTTCAGGTACTAAGGGTTTCTCAGGTACATTTGGTCCTTTGAAAATCGTTACAACTTTCGCTGCTGTACTTTGTACTGCTGCGGGGCGTTTTTGTACGGTCTTTTTCACTGCTGTACTTTGTACTGCTGCGGGGCGTTTTTGTACGGTCTTTTTCACTGCTGTACTTTGTACTGCTATGGGGCGTTTCGCTGCTGCGACTGAAGACCGTTTACTGAGTTTGACAGGTTCGGATATATTCAAAAACTGGAGACGTTTCAGAATTGTATCAGTGAGCTGTTTCTTCGTCAACGCATCAACTTTTTTGATGTTAATCTTTTCAGCCAACTTTTTCAAGGTGACTCTACTCGAAGACCTGTCAAATAATTTCTCATAATCATTCGAATTGAATGGTGATTTCTTATCCAGTAAATACATTCTATCTGGTGTAAGAACCAGGGGTGGTAAGAGTAACTTTCCTTCCTGGATATTAGTGTATACTTCACAAATATTCTTTTTTGTTAGTTTAGTCTTTCTTCCGGTTTTGATTTTAACCACGTTCCGGAGAATTTTAACGCTCGTGCCCTTTTTGCACGGGTCTGTCATATATTTTAAACTAACAAAAAAAAGTGATTAATGGCTCATGTATCCCCTATTAAACAATTGTACTTTTTCTTCATAACTCATACTGAAATCAAACACATCTGTATCTTCAACATTGATCTCGTGTATTTCTATTGGTAAATCGTAAGTCACGCGGTTAGACAGTGCTGAACGAACCAAACACTCTACAAATTGTTTTGGTGTTTGTATATCTTCTTGATATATCCGATTCATCTTAATCTTAACACATGTAACTTCATATGGTTTTTTATCAAAAAATGGTGTCATTGGGTATTCCTCCTTCATACCCCCATCTACGTAAGTTTCACCGTTATACTTACCACACGCAAATATGAAAGGTACAGCCATACTCATACATACAGCATCTATGATATTCATGTCCGGGTGGGTATCTTTAGAGAAATACACCGTTTCAGAAGTATTCATACAGAATGCTGAAATGTAAATTTTCATATCAATTTCTTTAAAAGTGGGATCACACCCACATATTTCTACTAATTTTTTACGAATGGGTGCCATATCAACAAAACCAAATTTGTTAAAAAAGGACCCTATACGTATCTTAACAAAATTGGGGATATTCAAATTTAATGAAGTTTCCAGAATTTCATCAACCGACATTCCAACCCCTAAGAATAATGCTAAAATCGACCCAGCGGAAGACCCTGAAATTTCCTTGACATCAACTAATTCAGACTCCCGCGCTTTTAATACACCGATCAATGAAAATATTCCCATAGACGCCGGTCCGAGAATAAGATACTTCATCTTCCTACTTAATAGAATTGAGGAAATTGACGACGTAATATCGCAAATACTAGAGCGTACACGACTGCGTGTGTGAGCACGGATTCTATGCTCGTCTGACCAGATCCGAAGACCCCCCCAGACTTGGGGGGAAGTGTGAGTAAGAGACCGGGGCTTAGTAAGATAAAGAGAGCGGTGGTCACGAGTAAGTCGGTCTTTGTGAGTACGATGCCCATTGTTTTGGCAATTAGGCTGTACACGAGAAAGAATACAAGTGCGTGGAAAAATACCGCCATCTGACCAGTCTTTCGGTTCATGAAAGATATTTTCGAGCCGTCGGTGGTCAGAAGAAGACCGGGGCTTAGTGACAAAAAAAGAGCTGCGGGGATGGCGACCTTTTGTGACGTGATATCGGGTAACATTTAATATACACACATATAATTTTTAGCATAAGCAGTAAAGTCGTTAAATGTAGCTCCACGCATCATATATTCGTGTACACCATTTTCATTTACAATGCGCCTGATGTTTCTCCAAATATGACCAAGTCGCTCTTCGTACCACATCGTCTGTTCCTGATATTCCCATGTTGTGCGTGTCAAACCCGTGTCACGCTCTTCATAGCAAAACTCGACAAAGTCGCAAAACTTTCCAGTATGTTCAATCTGTGCATCATACAGCAGTGTATTCATCGTATTCCACATATACCGTAATTCATCTGAGTATTCGACTTCCCAGTCTTCAATATTCAGAGGAGTGTGTTCATTTTCGAACCCTTCGTCATCACTGACATCGGGATCAAATCCGTTATTGGCTTCGTATACGTATTGGCTCCAGACCATGGTTAGTTACTTATCTTCTTTCTCGGGTTTATCCTTTATACCAGTTAGTGACAGAGAGGTCGACTCTTTCACTTTAAGACCATCTTTAATAGCATTAAGTGCTCCTTCCACCTTTGCTTCATCACCACCAAAAAATTTCAAAAGTCCATCTTTGATTGCATCTTTATTAATACTGCCCTTACGAACAGATTTGCGAAGGCTGATTTTACCTTTCCTGAGGTTAATGGTATCAATACCCTGCTCAACCATATGCTTCTTCACATTCTCCTTGAGACGCTTCTCTTCCTGGTTGAGGATTTTGATATCAGCTTTCGCTTCAGAAAGTTGTTTGGAAAGTTCGACAAGCTTTGAAACGTTACCCGAAAGGTCAGTTCCAACGGAAGTCATATGTTATCCTGTAGTTAAATCTTTAAGCACACAAACTACGCTGCATGAGATCGGGGACGATAGTGGAGTTGTTCCACACGAAGGGATCCTTGCTGTTAGGGGGATCCGCGCGGATTTGTTGATTGGCATTGCGGAGGGCACCACCGATGGTTTCGGGGAAACCGACCTGGGCGCGGGGCTCGAGGAAGTTCTGTCCCTTGAGCACGTCCTCTGGGGCAAACTGACCGAAATCCTCCTCGGAAGCCACCTCGCGGGGAAGGAGGGAGGAGGCGAGGCCGGTACCCTTCTGCATACCCCCATTTACAGGAGCCGCAGCGGGGCCAATGACCGAACCGCTACCGAAGCCAACATACTCACGCTCGTTGATGGAGTAGTCGGAAGTGTTGTTGAGAGTAGTGAGTAAGTAGACAACTACGGCAATGGCCACGAGAGTAAGTATCTTAGACTGGTGACGCTTGAGCATATTAGTGATCATCTTTATATATTAGTAACAAATTTTTTTATTGGTCGTCATCAACAAATGCATATTCGTCTGGGTATGTGTCGATGATTGGCTCTGGATGAAGCCTGACCTGAACGAGATTCCATGTACACGCGAATGATTTTTTGGCAAACCAAAGTTCAGAAAATTCGAGAATAACATCGCAAGATTTATCCTTCTGGAGAGTTTCAAAGTCCACGGCCTCCTGCTGAGAATTGAAAACCTTGGTGACGTCGATTCGTTCGCATCTCAACTGGTTGTCGGGTGCACTATGTGTATAAGCTCCCCTGATAACATCCTCAGATAACTCCTTACCAAACCAATCAACCGCATTTTCTTGTGCGGCTGTGACATTCCCCGAATCAATTACCTTGATCTTTTCAACATTCGCATCGGATACGATGTCAATGAGAATATCATCGGAAATGTCAGAGATTTTAACACCATTCAATTGAACGAAAACCTTTCGCTTGTTATCATTGCGAACCTTCACAGTTCGGAGGCCATCTTCACCTTTGGTGAGGGTATCAAAAATCATTTATACTCTATATGTGTTTCATTTCTTTAACCCAACAAACGGTATATTAGACGCCTTGTCTAGAATCGATTTCGAAAGCCAGTCATTTCTATTTCCTCTGTATCCATACAATGTTTTCTTAACATTGACATTCTTGGCAATTTTTTGCGCATTCTTTGGCCTGTAATTTTGTTCATTTTTTACATATGACTTATTACTAACAGTTTTCCACTTGAGAGAATCTACATTAAATCGTTTATTCCCTGATGATTTTTCATAATTATTACCCACCTTTGTGCCCTGGGTAACTGTCTTAATGCCATGTACTAACTGCTTAGATAAACGCTCCTTTAATGGTTCGGTTGTGAATTTACTATAGTTACGTGGGTTGATACGAGATGCTTTCTTAATGTTCACATTCCCAGGTTTGGCGCGTACCGTGCGGACCTTTCTGATCTTATTACGGACTTTTTTGAATATATCATCGATGGAGTCGCTCTGTTTGATGCTCTTATTAAACATTTGTCCAAGTTTTATGAGTCGTTGACGATCCTTCTCTTTCTTTTCTGGTCGCAATTTAAGCTTGTGCATGAGGTAAATGTCTCCAATTAAGAATTCCTTACTCGCAACTAAAATTTTGTTATTTACAACCATCTTTCCTGTGCTGGCGTTGCGGTATGTTATCCCCTTCTTTCTCGTTAATGCGACATCCGAACCAAACTCATCTGGGCGCATGAATGGAATATCTAAGATACCACCCATCGTGAAATCCTGAATTTTACCCGTTTTAGGTGATAAATACCTAACATTGAGATCCAGTGCGAATAACTCTACATCAATAAAAACATCACCCTTCCCTGGATTGTTGTTTTCCCTCGACTTCTTCTTCTTGATCAATGTGTACCTTCTAGTCACATACGGCCCCTTGTTTTTGAATCCCACACCAAGGAACTTGGTCAACTTACCTTTCTGTGCCAATATGCGATTTTTAATCCGTGCATTTAAGCGACTGGATATTTCTCCAAGTTTATTCCACAGGAGTAGTTTCAAAGCCTGGAGTTTCCCAAAGTATTTCGCATTGGTTTTCATATGTGGGACAAACTTTGCGTCGATGTCACTAGTGACTATACGATCTTTGAAGTCTACATACATGTTAAATGCTTCACCCCCACTTATGATGAGATCACCCGACGATTTGAGAAATTCAGTCAATTCACCGGTTGTTTGAAGGATGATGTCACGGATAGAATCTGTGATGAAAACATAAATCATCTTCTCAAAGTCTTTGTCAGGATACGAACTATGAACACGGTCCCTGAACTTTTTTAAATCCCGTTGTTCATTTCTATCGAAATATTTTTTGAGTTTTGAATCTTTGAAAAGTAAATTATCGTTCATAAATTTTTCGATGGTCTCCTTTGGGTAGATCTTTTCATCCATTATTATATTGTGATATAATATTATGGACTGTGGTATTATAGACGAGTGTAGATGCTACAAGTACAAAGGTGCGAAGAATCAATTCTGTGGTGCGAGGAGAGGTCCAACTATTTCCCCTTGCCCAAGTGCGTGTTGCGCTGGTGGATGTTCTGGGGAACCTTTCCGGATTTTAAAGAGACCCAAGCGCAAACCAAAAAATGATTCTCGATTCTTTACTCGTGATTACCTGTTTGGTTTCTTTATGATAATCACATTATTGTTTCTCGTATTCCATGACTTAAAGATTAAGTCTGTAAGATAGATATAATGTCTCTTGAAACCATTCAAACCGATATCGTTGCTCTTCGTTCCGAGGTAAAGACCCTCACCAAGCTCATTCGTAAGATCAAGAATACCCAAGAGGATCCCGATGGTGAGAAGGCTAAGAAGCGTGCCGAGAACAACGGGTTTAACCGAAAGCAGGAAATCACACCTAAGTTGCGCGCGTTCCTTGCCCTTCCAGCCGAGGATCTCATTTCTCGTTCCGAGGTGACCAAGTTCATCAACAAGTACATCCTTGAGAAGGGTCTTAAGCACCCCGAGAACGGTCGTCAGATCATCCTAGACGACACACTCAGGGATCTTCTCGCACCCCCCGCTGACGTCGTTGTAACTTACCTCAACCTCCAAAAGTACCTTTCTCCTCATTACATTAAGAAGGAACCTGTAAAGGCTTAAAAAAATAAAACATAGTATTAACAACAAGATGGTTACTTTCGTAACGAAAGAACAAATAGAACAACTTGTTGGTACAAAGATCAAAAACCTTGATTTGTACCAAAAGGCTTTTACACACAAATCCGCACTCAAAGAATATGAACAATTTACAGAATCATTTGAAACTCTGGAATTTATTGGTGACTCCGTACTAGGTTTTGTTATCACCAAGTTTTTATTTGATCGTTACGAAAGTCGACAAGAAGGTTTCCTCACGAAAGCTCGTACAAAGCTCGTTCGTGGTGAAACATTGGCTAAAATAGCCAACACGATGGGGTTGAATGCATTAGTTATCATGGATGAAAAGGGTATGCGCAATGGATGGAATAACAACCCCAAGATTTTAGAAGATGTGTTCGAAGCTCTAATCGGGGCTCTTTACATGGATCTTGGTCTTCTTCACGCTAAAGAATTCGTACTCAGGATCTACACAAATCCCGCTATGATTGACCTGAATTCCATAATGGTTGACGATAACTTCAAAGATCATCTCATGCGTCATTGTCAAGTGAACAATCACCAACTCCCGGAATACCGTGTAGCTGGTCATCATGAGGGTATATTTTACATAGATGTATATATCGATAATCAGTACGTAAGTCGAGGTACCGCTAAAAGTAAAAAACACGCTGAACAGGAAGCTGCGAAACACTTTTTTCAAAGAATAGAACACTTTAAAAGACAAGGATTGGCTTAAAAGATTGAGAAGTATATTATTTAATAATGCACCCAAATGTTAAAGCTTTATTGGAGAGGGAATATGCGGCGCAGAAATCCGAAGAGTGGCTCGCACTCCGTGGTAACATGTTGACCGCTTCAGATGCTGCTACAGCCATTGGTGTTAATAAATACGAAACACCTGCGGACCTCTTACTGAAAAAATGTGGTCTCGGTGAAAAATTTACCGGTAATGCGGCCACCCGTCACGGTGAGAAATTTGAAGATGAAGCGCGTATTCTCTATGAAGAGAGACATGGAGAAGTCGTCCATGAACTCGGTCTTTGTCCACACCCCGAACACACGTGGCTTGGTGGGAGTCCCGATGGTGTATCCGAGTCTGGAAAGCTTGTCGAAATTAAATGCCCTCCTATGCGACAGATTATACCTGGGGAAGTACCCATTCATTATATGCCTCAGCTTCAGTTGTGTATGGAGATTTTGGACTTGGAAGAGGCGGATTTTATTCAGTACAAACCGGCGGAGACCAATTGGCCAAAGCCTGAAGAGTTTGATGTCGTGAACGTTAAGCGGGACCCCGAGTGGTGGAAGACCAATTTCCCGATTATGAAGGAATTTTGGGAAAAAGTACTCTATTTTCGAGAACATATTGATGAACTTCCAAAACCTAAGTTGAAGAAGACTCGTAAGAAAAAGGAACTCGAACCAACTGTCTGCGAAATTGAACCACTTCCCGAAGAAGATCCCTACAATGACGACTGAAGACCAATACATCTTGGCGACAAAGACCCTTAACGGGCGTCTATTCTCACCGTACCAAAAGGAGGGTGTGATGTGGATGCTCAACATGGAAAATCAAAAATCAGGACCCAAAGGTGGATTTCTGTGTGACGAAATGGGTTTGGGTAAAAGTGTGCAGTTGATTTGTACGATGCTCGGGAACCCG